CTATAAGCATTAAGTCACTAACGATCGATATGGAGTTGACTGATGTAACTTGGTTAGATCCGCAAGAATCTTATATGATGAAGGAATATTATCTTGGTCAGTTCGGATATTACTTTGATGGAGTTCTTAAAAATGCCTAAACGATCACGAGAGCCTAGAGGCGCTGGCAAAGTTCCTGTTTTGTATCCTTTTCACGGAACCCATCCGAAGCTGATTACAGGGGAAACTTACACCTTAAAAGAAGTTAGTATTATTATCGGCGTGAATGATAAGACGATGCACTCAAGAATGAGAGGTAAATTTATATTGACTGAAAAAGAGGTTAGACCTAAGCAGGAGATGTTTGGGGGAAACAATTCTGGACGTGAAGGACTTTATGACCGACTAGAAAAGCCAGAAATGAAGTTATCAGATAAATGGTTGAGGTCTAAGCTATGAGCCAGGGAGATCACGTCAGAATTGACAACAAAAGAGCGCTTGAGCAAAAGCTACCTTTCCTGTTAAAGAGAATAGAAAGCTGGGATTATTCTACCCCATTAATTGTAAAGCTCGACCCATATGAAAGCCCAAGATCACTTGGTCAGAATGCTTTATTCCATGTCTGGTGTAGGGAAATGTCTGAAATCTTTGTAAAGAAAGTGCCTAATGCCACTGAAGAAGGCATGAAGTTTATGATGAAAAAGATGTTTCTAGGAACTCATTCAGTATCTATAGGGAAGCAAACCTATTCTGATCAGGTTATGCCATTGCCAAACCATAAAGGCGAGATGTGTTACTTTATGGATCAGGTATATCATTGGGCAGCACAAAAAGATGTAATGTTACCCTTACCTCAGTACAATGAATATTCTGAACTAAAACGAAAACAGGACAAATGAAGATGTCTAAGATTGATCCTAAGATATTAAAAGAATTTGCAGATACGGAAAGGCAGGCGATAGTATGCCAAGCAGTTATCAATCATGGATCAAATACCAAGGCTGCAGATGCTTTAGGTGTTGGCCGAAGGGGCGTTGATAAGATTATGAAGCGCTTAGAGGAAAAGGCGGCATCTAAAGCGGTGGCTCCTCATAAAAGCGTAAACCGTGAAACTATGGCTGGCTTTGAGGCTAAGAGAGTTTCAACTGCTTACAAAGAGGATGGCACTGTAGCATTACAGTGGGTTATCCAAGAGCCTGAAAAGCGCAACATGAAAGAAAAGCTTGATGCCATGCTTGAGGGCATGAAAGATGATTTAGCCGAGTTTAAAAAGCCAGTAAAAGCTCCCAAGAAAAATAACTCAGACTATTTAGCCATGTATATGATTGGCGATCACCACTACGGAATGCTTGCTGATAGTGAAACGAAAGTTGATGATGATGATTGGGATGTAAAAATAGCTACCAAAATACTTGTTGAATCAACTGACCGGCTGGCTTCTCGAGTAGGTGACGCAGAAGTTGGGGTGCTTTTTAACGCAGGGGATTTTTTCCACGCCGATTCCAGCGCCAACACAACCACTAAGGGAACTCCAGTCGATGTCGATACTCGCATTGGAAAGACCTTTAAGCTTGCTGGCAGGTTGTTTCAGGTATTGATTGACAAGATGCTGGAGACACATAAAGAAGTTGTTGTAATTAACGTTAGAGGCAACCACGATTCAGATATGGCCTGCCATTTATCTAGTTGCCTTGAGCTACTATATAGCAAAGAAAAGCGCGTTAACGTCCTGCCAAACTATTCTAAGTTCATTCACTATCAATGGCATAACAATCTGTTCGTCTTCCACCACGGTGACAGAATGAAGCATGAGCAGATATTACAGGTAGTCATTAAAAACCTTGATAACGAGTGGAGTCAGTCAAAGAACCGATATTGTCACCTTGGCCATATTCACCACCATACGGCAAGAGAGGTTGGTTCTATGCACTTTGAGCATTGGGGTAGCCTAACGGCTACAGATCAATGGCATAGTGATAGCGGCTATGGTGCAGAACGCTCAATGACAGCGGTTGTTTACCACAAAGATACGGGTGAAGATTCTCGCGTTAAGATAAAGGTGGGGTAATGGGCGATGTTATTAAGTTTCCGCCAAAGACGATGCTACTGCATAGACAAAATTGTGATGATTGCAATAGCGTGCTTGAATATTGGCTTGGTGATGATGATTGTGCTTATGGTATATGTATTGGCTGCCTTGACCTTATTCCTAGAAAAATTGAATACAACGATAACCTGTTGGAGGAAGAATAATGTCTGATCCAGATGTAACAGATTGGGAAAGATTGAGAAAGGAAATTCCAGCAATAGACTACGGCTCTATTACTATCGCTACGGATGCCTGCCACAAACTTGACTGGGAAGAAGAGGACGTAGTAAACAGCCCCAGCCATTACAATAGCGGTGGCATTGAATGTATTGATGCAATAGCAGAAAGCATGACAGACGAAGGTTTTAAGGCTTACTGCAAAGGTAACGTTCAAAAGTATCTTTGGCGCTATGAGATGAAAGGCAAGCCGCTAGAAGACCTTAAAAAGGCTCAGTGGTATCTAACCCGGCTAATCAAATCGCAGGAATCATAAAATGGCAAAGCGCAAGAAGCGTACACTATCGCAAGAAATAGACGAAACGGCTAAAGCATTGCAAAAGTATGTAAGGCTGAAGGCTTCTGATGACAGCGGATATTGTTCGTGCGTTACTTGCGGCGTAACAAGAAAATGGAATGACGGTATGCAGGGCGGCCACTTCTATGGTCGCAGGCACTTGGTTTTTAAGCTCTTCGAGGAAAACATTCATCCCCAGTGCGCTGGGTGCAATCTATACGGGATGAAGACCACAAGGACTCAGGAGGCTTACAGGATATACATGGAAGATATGTATGGAGCTAGAAGAATTAAAGCCATGCAAAGGTTATCCTGGAGGGCTTCACCTAAGTTTAAGATTAAAGATGTTATAGAGCTGAGGAGAGAGATCCTGGAGAAGATTAAAGACGAATTATGGCGAATAGGGGATATATAGCCAAAACATTTAAATAATTCAGTCTTATAACAATAAAGTATTAACATTTATGCTTACATTATATTAATATGGCTACTCATTCATGAAAACGAAGGGAAATAAAATGAGTTTAATAGACCTAAAAGATGATTTAGAGAATTTAGTTGTTGCCTATAAAAGCGATTTTTATAAGTGGGATGGCGATCTAATAGACTGTAGTGATTATGCAAAGGATAAATTTTGTGAACTATTCTTGCATCATATGACAAGCTGGTGGGATGACGTACTTCCTCCGGTAGTTTCCAATCAAAAAGTGTTTTTAGAGTTTTTATACAAGGATTCTGACAAAAGTCCGCTGTCTGTGATATTGCGAGGCGAGATTTATATGTATCTAGAAGAGCACCTAAGAGAGTTAGTGCAAGAAGCTTACGATAAAATGCACAATATACAGCCTGAAGAGTTTCCTGGTTATGAGAGGTGGCATTGATGAAAAGCGATAGAAACGAAGAAATTGACAAGATGATTAAAGAGATACATGAGCTTGCTGATAAGCTGATAAATGACACTAAACGGATAAAGGTAAGTTTTATGAAAATTGCAATAATTACGGTGCTAGTAGCACTTTGCGTATACTCAGCATCAAGCAATGCTGCCTGTACTTACAGAACTGATAGTTGGGGTAACACTAAATACACTTGCGATGGCGGCAATGGCGGCACTTTACGTACTGATTCTTGGGGTAATACTCGGGATAGCGGAACTGGCCTTACTTACAGAAAAGACTCTTGGGGTAATACAAGAGCAAGTGACGGCACGACTTACCGAACTGACTCTTGGGGCAACACTAGGGGAAGTGACGGTACAACGGCAAGAAAAGACTCTTGGGGTAATACCATTATCACTGACAAAAGCGGCAGCAGAACAACCTGTCGCACTGATTCTTGGGGCACTACCCGCTGCAATTAGATCGAGGTTTCCCCTGACCTTTGAAGCTGGCTTGGTTCACCAGTGATCGAGAACGAACCACCTATTCATTTAATCTAGGGGGTGAACAATGAGTTAGTTATTTAAAAGATAGCGTACCAGTTAATCGGGAGACGCAGGACTGCCCACCTGTACGCGCAAAAGGGCTTTGAATTAATACGGCAATGGCTGAAGTCGATAGGGTTGCGAGTTCGCGGCTAAAGATGCCAGATAGTTTAAAAAATGCCGAATATACGGCTTAGTAGTACCTAAACTAACTAATTGGTAAACCAAATGCTGGTTATATTAAGTAATAGAATGAAGACGCCTGACGGGACAATACTTGAGTCCATTCACCGTCACGATTATGTGACCCATACAGATGCTAACGGCAAAGAGTATATGCTAGATGGTGGGTTCGACTACGTTAGATGCTCTGCTAACGGTGATGAGGAAATGCTAACTGTCACCTCAGACGATAGTCATGAATTGATAAGAGAGGTGGTCAAGTGGGGGACTTATGGCAAGGATGGTGACGAGCCTTTGAGATATGTCACAATTGCTGGCTTAAACCCATATCACCTTAGGGCTCTCTTAGACACACAGCAATGGAACATGCGCCCAGCTTTGTACAAAGTAATGCAAGATGAGGTTAAGTATCGCGAGGCGCGAATTTGAGTTGTTACAAGTGTTGATAAATTACAAGGCGAGTGAGTAATGAGATATAGAATAGTTGAGAAAAAGAATTGCTATAACGAATCCATGTTCTATGTTCAAGAGAAGGGTTTGTTGTGGGGGTGGAACTATGTTATGGATCTTAATGACATGATAATCACTTTTCGAACCAAAGAGTTTGCTTTGAAATCTATCAAAGAATGGTATGGTTACAAATACAATAAGATCGTAAACATCACAGAGGTGTCGAATGAAAGTTAAAATGTATACACTTATTGAAAGGTTAGTTGATGAAAGCATAGAGGCAGGTTGGCAATATGCCCACAAGCATACAGACTCACCTACAGAAGACACAATCAAGCACTGCATCCAACGTTACATGATGCTCGGCTTTGATGAAGTATTTCAATTTGACCAAGAGGACTGATGATGGGAAAGAAGATTAAATACTTTGGCCTCGGTGTTTTATACTTAATTATCTCACCAATTTATGTACCTGTTATGTTTCTATGGGAAGAGCGGGAACAAATAAAAGATTTCTATTCACAATGCTTTAAAGCAATAACATTTAAAGATGTAAAATAATGGATCAAGAATATTAGCGGCATATCATTTATGGTATAGGTTATATAATAAGCCTGCATTTCAGATCATATTAGATAACTCTTATAATCGCGCCTTAATCAATTTTGAGGTGTATTGTGGTTCTTTATGGAATAATGTGTGTATTGATTGGCTTGTCGGCTATAGCAGTAGAAGACCTAAACAAAGACTCCTAACGGGGTCTTTTTTTTGCGTGGTATAATCCAGAAAAGAAAGGAGATACCATGTTTATAATTGAATCAGACGAACCCATTCACGAAGCTGACCAAGATCTTATAGAGAGATTCTCGGAAGCGTTAATAGATAAAGACTCGGCATTGATGGCTGAGGTTTTGTATATGCTAGATGAAAGAATGTCTGGCGATTGTGTATGTCTAGAAGTCGATTGCATATGCGGTAAATGGTAAAGGCTATCCCACGGCTATCCCACGGTTACTTATATGATTTCAGTAAAGCTTACGGTCGATTTTGACGATATTGCCAAGAACATGACAGAGATTCAGAAGTCGCAGATTCCTTTTGCGGCAATGCTGACGATCAATGACTTGGCTAAGAATGTTGCAATGGGTGTTGTTAGGGACTCGATGAAAGATAGTTTTGATAAAGGTGCTACCAAGTGGTCGACAGGTGCATCCTTGTATACAACATCAAAGAAAAACAATCTAAGGGCGCAAGTATATCTAAAGGGAAACAGGGGCTATCTTCCTAAACTAATGGAAGGTGGAGTTGTCACGCCGTTGGAAGGTATGCGGTCTTTAATACAGCCTATTACCAAGAACTACAAAGTAAACAAGTACGGTAACGTCCCTAAAAACACACTAAAGAGGCTAAGTTCTAATAAGAAAAGGTATTTCTATGGTCGCCCAGGTAACAAGAAGAGCAACACATTCGGGCTGTATGAACGCCCCAGGAAGAAAGGCGATCAGTTTAAACTGCTTATCAAGGTAGAGGCATCAGCTAGAGGTCAAAGGGCTTTCTGGACTCCACAGAAAGAAGCAGAAGCCTACGTTAAAAGAAGGTTCACAATGACGTTCAATAAGTTCTTCAAGAAGGCTATGTCTACAGCCAGGTAAAGGCTATCCCACGCATACCTTTTACTATCCCACGCATACTTTAAACTAATCGCATCACACCCCTTAACCTGGAGCAGCTCACCCTCTCCAGGCAAAGGCTATCCCACGCATACATTTTCGGTACAAAGGCTATCCCACGGATATTTACTATCCCACGCATATTTACTATCCCACGGCTATCCCACGGATACATTTTGAGATCGGACACAATAGGGCAAAATTGGCCAGAAAAAGGCCAAAATTTAGGGCAAATCGGGCTACAGGCCAGGCGGGGCGCGGGTTTCAGGGTTTAGGCTGGTGCGGTTTATGTACAGGGGCGCGGTTGATAAGCTGCGTTTTTGGCGGATAAAGGTATAAGCAAAAAAGATTGCGCAAACAGTAGCAATTGATAATCAAAAGGGTTTACACTGCCGCCACGCCGACCAGAAAGGCGATTTTTAACACTGTACATATATACAGTACCTCACAAAAAAAGGGTTTCAAATATGAATATTAAAGACAAAGAAAGCAAGATCCGCGCAGCTGTAGAGGTTTTGGGCTGGTCTCCTTGGCTAGTCGATGCTGAACACGATTTAGTTATCGCGCGCCGTGATAATGCGCCATTTAAGGACCGCCAATATTCAACACATCGAGTTCTAACCGCTGAGTTTGGGCGGTCTGGCAATGTTGAATTGCATAAATTCGCGCTAGTCTCTGGCCATTACGATTTAAAT